CATCCTCGGGGACGTGGGTGTTCCGCACCCGGTCGTTGTGACCGTGCAGGGGAACATCCCCGTGAACACCGGGGACTGGATAGTCTACACGCCCGTGGGACCGCAGGTGTTCAAGAACGACCTGTTCAACTATCTCTTCCGGGCCGAGGGCGAGGACATCACCGAGGCCGACGAGGAGGCCTTAGCCGCCATCGAGGCCGAGAAGGAACGGGACCGGGGAGCCTAACATGCCAACGTCTCGACCCAACCACCTCTCGGACCTGGCGCTGACCATCGTCTCGCTTGGCCCCGCCGATGTGCTGGACGCAGGCGCTGGGTTCGGCTCCAAGGGCGTGCTCTTCCGTGAACTCACGGACGTATGGAACGGGCGCGTGCACCCCGAAACCTGGATGGTCCGCATCGACGCCATCGAGCCGTTCAGCGCCTACCTGAACCCGCTCCACGAGTACGTGTACGACCACGTGTACGCCGACCCCCTGCCGGGCTGGGAGCCCGAGCAGTCCTACGACTTCATCTACCTGGGCGATGTGCTGGAGCACATGACCCAGGACGACGGAGTCGCCACGGTCCAGAAACTCGCCAGCGTCTGCGACAAGATGATTTACATCGCCACGCCACTGGTCATGCGCAAGCAGGGGGCGGTCCACGGGAACCCCATGGAAGCCCACGTAACCCAGTGGAACCAGGACATGCTGGAGGGCATCGAAATGCCCGCTGTGGGGCACTGGGAGTTCCGTATCTACGGCAACGTCCTCGTGGCGAAGTGGAGGCTATCCTAATGGCCCGCATGACCGTTTACGCCTGCCCTGGAATGAAGTTCTATGTGGACGCGCTGAAGCGGCACCTGATGTTCATGCCCTATGACCCCAAGTCTGCCGCGCTGTTCCTGGGTATCTACTTCCGGGATGACCTGGACCAACTCATCGCCCACGAGGGGCCGCGTTACGTGTTCTGGAACGGCTCGGACGTGGTCAGGACGGTCCGTAGCGAGGGGTGGCACCCCATGCTTCGGAAGGTCGAGGCCGTCCACGCCACCCACACCCAGGCCCTCGCGGACGAGTTGGCGACCATCGGCATCACGGCGACCGTGTCCCCGACTTTGTTCGACCGCCCGTCTCACTATGGCCGCTCCTGGGTCATGCCCGGCGGCCATCCCAAGGTCTACATGACCACCCACGGTGGCCGCGACGAGGAGTACGGGGTTCCCCAGGCCATCGACTTGGTCCGCTACACGAACGCCAGCCTGTACATCTACGGCAACGAGGGCATGTCCGGGCGCTACGGTAACGTGCACTTCCGAGGGACCGTGAGCGAGGAAGTGTGGAAGTCCGAGACAGACAGCATGCACGCCGCCCTGAGGCTGAACGCCCATGACGGCATGTCTCAGATAGTGATGAAGGCGCTCCTGCGGGGGCACTACAGCATCCAGACGACCAACCTCTGGTCTGCGTTCAAGTCCCTCCGGGACCTAGAGACAGAGGAGTACGCCAACCCGGACAAGTGTCCGCCGTTGAACCTCTGGCTCAACTCTATCATGAAGGAGAATAAGCATGGTGTCTATTAACAAAAACATTCCTCGCCTGCTCGGGGCCCTGCTCGTCGTCATGACCATGTCGCTGGTCGCCCTCCTGCTCCAGGTCGGGTCTTTGCACCGGGCCATGGACCACAAGGACCTCCAGGTCGCCGCGATGGTGTCGAACATGCGGGGCATGATGGAAGTCGAGAGGCAAATGGTCGGCCGCATCGAGGAACTGACCGCCCGGCTCAAGCGAGCCGAGGAGCGTATCCAACGGTTGGACATGGTCGCGTCCTGGTACGGCCCTGGGTTTCATGGGAACATCTCGGCGTCCGGGATGGTCTACGACCAGAACGCCTACACCTGCGCCCACCGCACGCTCCCGTTCGGCACCGTGCTCGTGGTCGAGTACAAGGGCAAGCGCATCACGGCCGTGGTCACGGACCGAGGCCCGTACATTACCGGGCGGGACCTGGACCTGTCCAAGGCCTGCGCCGACGCGCTGGGGTTTACACGCAAGGGCGTAGACAGCGTAACTGTCTACAAGATAACAGTTTAGGAGGGGGATATGAAACGCTGGATTTTTGATAGCGAACTGGTCGGAGGCGCCTCTGTTCTCTTGATGCCCCTCATGCTCTTCGTCGCTTGTTGGATAGCGATGGACACCACGCGCTCGTCCCTCGTCGAGTCGGCCGTTATGACCGAGCCCGGCGAGGTTCTGGACATCGTCTACTCTCCCCCGGCCCACGGGAGCGACATCGGGGTTGGCCCGTCTATCAACATGTCGGGCCACGGCGGCGTTGGCGTCGCTGTGGTCCCCGTGTCGATAGACATCCCCGAGGAGCACGGCATCCTCTTCGCGTGCACCCACGGTAAGTTCTACATCAAGTGCGACGGGGACCTGGGCCGCATGACTCTCTGGCAGTCTCTCAAGGAGAACACCCCCGTGACCATCTATTACTCCGAAGTCTACAGGGAGAAGTATCGCCAGAAGTTCCTGCGCCCATCGACGCGGACACTCAAGAGCCGCACGCTCAAGAAGTACTCGTTCAAGACAGCGGTGCCCAAGTGATAGCCCGACGCCGCCGGGCCCGAGGCCGCACGCCGCAGTCAAGAGCGGCTGGCATCGGGGCCACGAACGAGAAACGGTGCGAGGACGCCCTCAAGGCTGAGGGCTACAGCACCTGGCGCGTGCGCCGCACGAGGTTCGGGAACATGGATATGTTCGGGCTGTTCGATGTGGTCGGGTGCCACCACAACCCCTACATCATGATGCGGTTCATCCAGGTCAAGACGAACTACGCCAGCCCAAAGGTCATCAAGGCCATCAAGGACTTTCCGATGCCAGTCGGGTGCTTCAAGGAAGTTTGGGTCTGGATGTCCAAGAAGGGCGAGTGGAAGAAGATAGACTGCACGGCGCCCGCTGGGTTCCTCACGACGGTCATAACCAGGAAGGAGACGCCATGAACCTCGACACAAACTACTCGGTCGAAATGGCTTACTTCGCCAAGGATGGAGGCGAGTGGCTCGTCATCGCCACCTGTAAGACCTGTGGGCATCGCCAGGTGGCCGCCCGGTTCCACACCAAGATAGACGCGCAGATGTGGGCCATCCAGAAGAACGAGCCCAAGGCGTTCGCGGAATTCTGCGCCAAGATGGGCGGCTCAGATGGGGTGGACCCGCAGGAGTGGCTGAAAGGACAACCCAATGTCTCGGGCTACTAAGGACACTGAGGTTTACCCGCCCGTCGAAGAATCCCTAAAGGAGGCGAAGGCATGTCAGTACGCGGAATGGAAAGAGATAGCGAACCTGAAGGACCCATCATCCCCACCGGAACTCCTGCTGTATTGCCGGGCCCTGAAGATACAGTTCCCAAAGCACAAGATGCTGTGCCCGGTGTGCATCCTAAAGAAAGTAAGCGCCGCACCCGACGCACCATCGCCGGGCCCGTCAAAAGCCGACCGAAGTGTGTGGGTTTCCCGCAAACCCTCATAGACGACGGCAACCTGCACCGGAAGGTCTACTACCCCGGCACGGGCGAGGGGAAGTACGGCGTCCTGGTCATCCGTAAGGAGGGCCGGGTCGCCCTGTTCGACTTCACCGAAAACGCCGACGGGACCATCAACTGGCACCCTCGGGTGAGTCGCGGCGCGGGCGGGAAGGGCACCATCTTCCACTACGATATGCCTCAAATCGCCAAGGCTATCGCCCATGAGGTGGCCCGCGCTATCATCGAAGTCGCCGAAGGTGCCTTCGGCACAGAACGCGCCATCGAGGCCCGGACTGACGAACTCAAGAAGAGAGACGCAACCGCCAGCGCCGAGGCCGTCATGCGCAAGGTAGGGGGTATCTAATGAGCGACGAGTTCCATGCCACCGGAGGGGTGGGCTTTACGGGCCTGCTCCAAGTTGCCTTCATCGTCCTGAAACTCACGGGCGTCATCAAGTGGAGTTGGCTGTGGGTCCTGGCTCCGGCCTGGCTCTCCCTGACGTTCGCCCTGGTCATCCTGGTGCTCTTCAGCATCGTCGCGTTCATCGCGGCGGTAGACAGACGGAAAGGATAAGACATGACTGAACTTGACGAAGCCCTGGCTACCCTGAGAAAGCGAGAGGACGAGGCCAACCTCGCCTCCGAGCGCGGGGAGAAGCACCCGGCCGAGGAGTACATCACCGCCGAGGACCACGGGGCCCTCGACATCATCCACCAGGACCTACTCAAGCGGTCTAAGGCGGCCCTCCCCAAGAACAAGTACGAGGACCGTCTCGCGGCCTTCGTCCACGTCATGCACCGCCTGAGTGACCTGGCGGTCATGCAGTGGCGCCTCAACTCCCTCATCGAGATTATGGGGAAGTTCGTGTCCAAGGACCAGGCCAAAGCCGACCCGGACTTGACAAAGCCCGAGAAACCTGGTATAATAGAGGTTGGGTGACAGCCTCACGCTGATGCCTCCAAGGGGGACGCGGGGCTTACCTCCGGCCTCGCGTCCCCTATCCTATCGTAAAGGAAGACGACATGTTGGCAAAGATTGTTCTCGTTGTCGTCCTGGCCGCTGTGGCTACGCTCTTACTCAAGGCTATCCTGAACCCGAATAAGAGCCAGCCCAAGCCCCTGCCGAAGCCCCCGGAGGCTCCGACGGGCCACGGCCCTGACCCTACCACGTAAGCGCTACGCCCGGCGGGCGGATACAACCGTCGCCCCTCGTCACGGTGACTCTCCTAGGCAGGAGGCAGTGCACTAGACACCGTGAGCCGGGCTTCTTTTTTTATGGGGTCACGGTCCAGTTCGGAGTGGACGCCTCCCTGTCACGGAGGAGAACGCGGGTTCAAGTCCCGCTGGCCCCGCCATGCCAGCCTGGTGTAACGGTAGCATCCCTGCCCTGTAAGCAGGCGGGTCCGGGTTCAAATCCTGGGGCTGGCTCCAACTCTCTCGGGGACCCTAGCCTAATGGTAGAGCGTCGCCCTGTTAAGGCGGAAGGTGGAGGTTCGACTCCTCCGGGTCCCGCTTTTAATACCCAGTCGTCCTAGAGTAGGACTGCTTCACGGGCGCATGGTTGCGCTTGTTGATAGCCGCAACGTCCACGCCCGCTCCCCTCGGCCAGTAGTGCTTGTTCAACTGCGCCAGCATGTCGATGAGGTCCTTGGTGATACCGCTGGGGTAGGAGACAATCTCCCCGACGAGGTCCTTCATGGACCGATGGAGGAATATCTCCCCGTTGAACATGGGCTCGACCAGCCCGAGGATAGCCAGGTCCTTGGCGTCCTTCTTGGTGTCGTGGTCGAACGGCAAGATGGTCAGAGGGATGCCGCGCTTCTTGGCCTCTAGTTTGATGTCCCGCAGGATGTACTCCTGCTGACCGAAAATCTCCTGGCGCCAGATGTGGGGGCGGCAGGCCTCGTGCGCCTTGAACACCTCGTCCTTCAACTTGTCCGGGGTCTTGAACCGCCCGGCCCAGGAGTAGCGCACAATCTTCCACTTGGTCCCCATGACCAGCCCGCCGATGATGATGGCGTTACGGCTATCGCCCTTGGTCATCTTCATCTTCTCGGCGAACCCGCCGGGGTCGAAGAACGCCTTCCAGGCCACGCTGTTGGCCGGGACGCGGAGCATGGGGCTCCCGTCGGTGTTTTCCAGGACGATATCCTTCTCACCCGGCATGCCGTCGAGCGTCTCGCCCGAGTCCTCGTAGTGCCACCACCGAATCCATCCCAGGTCGAACTTCGTGAACGCTCCCGCCTTCTGCGGCATGTTCATGTGCTGGGACCAGTAGATGAGTTCCTTCTCCGGGTTCGCCAGCATCTCGATGTAGTAGGCGGTCGGGAACTGCTCGGGCCAGTTGCTCTCCCCGTTTTCGACGTTCTGGTTCTGGATGTAGGTCAGGCCCTCTTCGTTGGCGATATCGACCCAGCGGCGGCACGGGGTGACAAAGAACTGGTAGTCCTTCTGCGTGTTGTTGTGCACGTAGGACATGAAGTCGCCGGGGAACCAGAACGTGCCGATAATCCAGATACGGCTGGGGTTAGGCATGCTGGCGTGGGGCTGGACAAGGAGTTCGTTGACGTTGTCAAACCACTTGAACACGGAGTCCAGGACCAGTTCGCTCTCGGCCGCCTTCTTGCCGACCAAGTCGTCGATTTGGATGGTCGTGTAGTGGCCCGACTGAGCGGCGCCCTGGACGCCGATGGCCGTGATGGTCGGCTCGGAGTACACGCCGTCGCGGGGGAGGAGGCACTCCGACTTCGACCAGGGGTTGGCCTTGGTGTAGGAGCGGTCGATGACCAGGAGTTCCGGGAAGATGCGGCGCAGGCGCTTGTTGTGGAGGAGTTGGTACTCAATCCACTGCAGGAACCGCCCGGCCAACTTCTCGTTTTCGGCGGCGATAAGGATGCGCTCTTCGTGGTCCTTGAGGTACCGCCAGATGGGCCCCCACTTGGTGAAGATAGTGGACTTCAGCCAGTCTCGGGGCATGGCGATGGCGCCCCGGTAGATGTCCGGGTCGCTGTACCTATCACACAGCGGAGCGTGGATGTCTTCGGAGATAGGCGCGACGTGCTTAGGGGTCCGGTTCATGTACCGGACAAAGAAGAAGTAGTCGCGGAGACAGAGTTCTCTAAGTTGGGAGTCGGTCAGCATATCGCCTCAGGCTGAGGATGGATTCGACTTCTGCGGCCTCCTCGGCGTTCATGGCAGACTGTCCAACGGTCGGACTGTTGGAGCCTGCGGGTTTCGCCGCGTCAGCCGGGCGGGTCGATGTGCCCCCCAGCATACGAGTGATGCCCTTCACCGCTTCGATGCGGTCCTTGGGCAATAAAGCACTGTCCCTGATGGTCACAAGGACTTCCAGGGACTTGTCCATTTCGGCCCAGTGGCGAGCCCGCCACTCAGCCAAAGCCTCTTCGCGTTCCTTCTTCGTCGGTTCCATTAGTCCTTCAGGTGCATGGAGATAAGGCGCTCGACATTCTTGTCGATGCCAGACACCGTCGCCTTGACAGCGGCGATATCAGACCGGACGATGTCGCACTGCTCTTCCAGTCGAACGATACGACCCTCGTTGACCACGCACCTGGTCGGGTTGGAAGCCAGACCATACTTCTTCTTGGCCCTGACCTCTTTGGCTTTCCAGATGCCCACGATGACTCCTGACGTGACGGCGACCACGAGGGCCACGCCGTCGATAATGTACTTGATGGGGGTCCCGAATACGCTTTGCATGTTACTTCACCACCGCATAGGTAATAGCGCCAGCCGCCAAGATGAACACGACAGTGCTGGCCTTGGACCGTCGCTCCAGTTTGGAGATATAGGACTTGCTCTCTGCGTACAGTGCTTCCCCTTCAAGCCGTAGCACGTGCTCTCGTTCGTACTTGGCCTGCCACTCCGCGAGGGCATTATCCTTGGCAGAAATGACCACGCGAAGTGAGGCTATCTCATTGTCCTTCTCGGACAGTTGCTGTTGCACGAGGGTGAACCGTTGCTCCTGGAGCGCCAACTGCGACCGGAGCCAAATGACGATGGGCAGGGCCTCCTGCTCGGCCGTGGTCGGGGGCTCCTGGGCCGCGTGCAGGGCGGCCGTCAGGTCGCTGACCTGCCTCCCTAGGGCCACGGCCTTGGCCCGCGCCTCTTCGGCCTTACCGAGAGCCGCGCTGGCCCTGGCGGTATACTCGGCCAGGAGCCTGTCGCTCTCAGCCCGAGCCGCATCGGTCTGGGCCACCAGGGTCTTGTATCTCCCTTCGGCCTGGTCCAGTTTGGTCCTGGCATGGCGGCAAGAATCGAGGGACCATCCCAACGCCACGACCAGGATGACGACCAGGACCCAGGGGAGCCAGGAATTACTCTTCATGGCTAATCACCACCTGCCCGCCGTTACCCTTGACGTCGGTGACGGTCCGGCCCGTAACGAACGTCGCGTAGACCCCAGCCTGGACGCCGATGGCTTCCATGAACGGGAACTGCGGAAAGAACGTCCGCAGGACCGCCTCGGCAAACACGACACCGACGATGATGAGCCCGAACTTCAGTCGGGTGCTATCGTCCGCTAGTAACGCCTGAATCATCGACGTCTCTCCTTTATCATGTCGGCAAAACTTTTCTTCTTGGTCTGAGCCGTGCCCCGCCGCTCCTTGACCATGTCCCTGAACGTCTTCGGCTTGGGCTTCGTGGCTGGCTCCATCTGAGCCCCGACGAACCCACGGACCGGGCTCCCGCCCCGCGAGACATTCTCAATCGCTCGGGCGGCCGGGGCCGAGCCAGGCACGCCGAGCGCGGACCCAGCGGCCGCCACGCCTTGGGCGACCGTGGACAGCGGCTTGGTGTTCTTGCCCGACAACTTCTGTGCGAACTTGTAGGCCTGGGTCAGCGGGTCGGTCACGACGCCGAGCAACTGCTCGCCGTACTGGAGCCCCCGGCCGAAGATTGGCAGTGTCCCGGCGGCTTCCTTGGCGACACGCCAGGCGACCCCCGCCGTGTTCTTGCCCTTCTTCTTCTCCTCGGCCGCCGCCCGGATGAGCGTGGACGGACTACCGAACATGTTCATGGGACTGCGGATACCCAGGACGTCCTCGTACAGGGAGTCGATGAGCGCCGCGCCCAGGTAGAACATGACGACCTTCTGCACCCGCTCGGGCGTCTTCATGGTCGGGTGCCGGATGCCCATGACGTCACGGGTCACGAACCCCCACTCGTTGATAACGAAGTTCTGGAGCGTCGCCACAATCTTGCCCCACTGCTTACGCTGGAGCGGGGAAAGGTCCATGGCCGAAGCCGAGGACTGGGTCCGCGTCACTTCCTCGTTGGCGAACGTGCGGGCCATGTACTTGTCGCCCTTGGCGATGCCATCGACCTTGCCAGCCATAGCCTTGGCGTAGTGGGCCCGCCAGCCAATGTTGGCCGTGATGGAGTCGAACATCTGGAGCGCCGTCATGCTACCCTTCGCCACGGCGGCTCGCGTCTTCATGACCGCGCCCTTGCCCCGCATGTGCGCCACTTCCTCGACGACCGGGTCCTTGAACCGCCACTTGATATCGCCAGACTCCTGGGGGAACACGAACTTGGGCGCATCGGCGGACAAGCCCTTCGTCACCTTGGCGCCGACTTCCTGGCGGAAGGCATCGAGATACTCGCCCAGGCCGACCAGCCACCACTTCGGCCCGGCGTTGGTCAGTGTGTGCAGGTTCGACGTCAACTGTGATAAGACCGAGCGAGGGTTGAACCCGACCTTGGACACGGCGGCATTGGACGCCATGGTCCGAGCGGCCCGGTACAGGTCCGCCGGGATGTCGCCCTTGTAGCCACCCGTGATGAACCCCAGGTACTCCGACAACTGCTTGTACGTGTACGGCTGGTCCTCGGACATTTTGTAGTGGCGGCCGTCGATGTTCCATTCGCCGTGGATGAGTTTCTTCAGGGCCGCCGTAGCCTCGGCCTGGTACATCTGCTGGAACGCCGCCTTGGCGTACTTCTGGAACACCTGCGTCGCATCGAGGTCCACGGGACCGAGTTTGCCGGAGCGCTTCTGAGCGAACCGGAACCAGATGCTGGACCTCTTGCGCTCCCGCGCCAACTGCTCGGGCGTGCGGGTCCTCATGTACTCTTGCTCCGCCAGCGTGAGGACCTTGTTGATAGTCTCGGCGGGGCTACTCAGCAGGCTGATGCCCTCGCTCTCCATGTTACTGGCGATATGCCAGAACGTGAAGTAGTCCTTGCGCCACTTGATAGGCTGTTGGCCCGCCGCCTCGCGGGCGGCGTTCACGTCATGGAACATCTGGAGCAGGCGCTCGTCCATCCACTTGACAGCGGCCTCCTCGGCCGGAGTGATGTCCTTCACGGGCTTGACACCCATGACTTCCAGGATGCGGCCACCGAGATGCTGACGGCCGACCATGATGCGCCCCAGGCGCTCGGACTCCTTGAACCCCATGTTGATACCCAGCGATTTGAAGTAGCCCTTCATCTCGGTGTGCAGGTTTTCCAGGGCCTGCTTCG